GCGAAGCAACATTAAGTGTAGAGCAACTAGCTAAAAGAGAGGATGAAAGAAGAAAGAAAATAGCTGGCGGCATTGTTGATAGAGGTTCGGAGTCTCCTATACTTAAAAGAATTAAGGATGGAGAAAAATTACGTGCATCTGATGAAGCTAATTTACGAAAAGCATTTAAGTCAGCAGAGCGTCAATATGAAGAAAATGGAAAAATTACTACAGGTATTTTTAAAGGACAAGCTATAAGAAGAGTTAAACTGTTAAAAGAGTCATTGGAAAAGAAAAACAATCTTACAATCTCTTGGAGGCAGAAAACTGCTAACCAGTTCAAGCTTGTAGGATTAGGCTTTCAAAAATTTACTGCGGGTATAAAATTACGTTGGTCTCAAACAATGACTGGGCTTGCTAAAACGGCATCTGTTGCTGGAGCGGCTATAAATAAAGCAGTAAGCATCATTGGCTTCATAGGAACTATTACCCTTCTTGTAGAAGCTTTTAAGCAACTTCAGGCAAATGCATTTAACTTTTTAACAGCTATTGTCAAAGGGATAGAAGCAATAGTAAATAAAACTCTAAGTCTTATAAGAGTTCCCTTAGCTTCTCTCTTAAGAGGACTCGGAGATATACAAAAAGTAATAGGAGAGTTTGCTGATTATGTTGCCCAAACATTTATAAGTTTAGCCCAAAAAGTACTCATAGCACTTAACTCTAGCGGTTTATTTGACCTAAACGAAACCCTTATAGAATTAGAACAGGCCAAAATAGGCTTTGATTTAGACAATAATCTTCAAAATAGTCTACAAAATTTAGGTGACGCACTGTTTGAAAATACGGAGTATGCAATTGACCTTCAGAGTGCTTTAGAGGGAGATGGACTATTAGGTACTTTTGCCAATTGGACAATGGTTCTTCAAAGTAATACACAAGCCACGTTAGCTGCGGAAGAAGCAAATAAACAATTCGCAGACTCTTTATCCACAGTAAAAGAAGACTTGGAAGCAATCCAAGGAGGCTTTAGTTTTGAAGATACTGGTGTAGAGAGAACACTTAGAGAGCTTCAAGCCTATCAGTCCTTACCTCTAGCAAGACTATTAGAAGATGCAGTAAAGCTCGGAAAAACTAGCGATGTCTTAGAGTTATTAGGAAATACTAGTCTCCCCCTTGTATCGAGAGCTTTAGAAGAAGCCGGGGACGACGTAGGATCACTAATACAAAAACTTCAAGAACTACAAGAAACGTCTTCAGAAGCTATTAGTTTTAATGCTAGTTTGGATAACTCTATAGTAGCATTAAAAGAAGCACTCTTGAGCCCAGATCTATTTAATTTAGCAACGGCTTTAGAGAATGCGGATGTTGCTGCTCAAGCAGTTGTTAGAACATTTGGAGAACTAGAAGGCCAAGAAAATGCTTTTGAAAAATTAAATGAAGCCGTACAAGGCGGAGACTTTGTAGCTCTTAAGAACAGAATTGATGGATTAATAGAGTCTCAACAAAAACTAGCTCTTTCTAGAATCGCTCTTCAAGAGGCTACAGATAAATCTGTGATGGCGGGAACCCTTCTATCTCAAGAAATTAATAGACAGATTCAAGCTGAAAGCGCATTGCTAGACGTAAGACAAAAGCAATTAGAGATAGAAAACTTATTGATTGCGATAGAAGAAGCAAAATTAAATCCTGCCTTAGAAGCTCAGAAAAAGTTAGAACTAGAGCGGGCAAGAGCGGAACTAACAAGACTAGAAAATCTTCAGAGGCAAAAAGAAGAACAAATTAGTGATCTTGGTAGATTGACTGCAACATTTAGAGATAATTTTCAAACTGGAATAGCTTCTGCCTTTGACTCTGTTATTCAAGGAACCATGAGCGTAAAAGATGCTTTTGCAAATATGGCGACAAATATATTGAAGTCACTTTCTAAAGTTATTGCTGAGATGCTTACAATTCGCATTCTTCAAGCAGCGATCTCAGGTCTATCGACTTCTGCGTCTACTAGTAATGCTATTTTAGACCAATCACAAAACTTTAATACAGCCCTGCTACCTGCACCTGCACCACCATCAGTTAGAATGGGAGGTGTAGTAAGTAACGGTAAAACTGTACCAAGCTATTCTTCCGGCGGTGTTGCTTCAGGAAGCACTTCGGGCTATCCAGCCATTTTACATGGTACGGAAGCCGTCGTCCCGCTCCCTAACGGAAGGTCTATTCCTGTAGAAATGATGGGAGGCTCAAGTCAACAGAATAATGTTACAGTAAATGTAGCTATTGATAATCAAGGTAATGCTACTACCGATACTTCCCAGCAGGGGCCAAATATTGGAAACATTATTGCACAAGCAGTACAAAAAGAACTTCAGAATCAAAAGAGAGCAGGCGGAATACTTAGTCCGTATGGAGTAGCATAATGGCGATCGGATTTACAACTTCAGCACCATATGGAAGCAGGGATATAAAACCAGACCGTTCTTTAGCTAAAAGAAGTAATCCCAAAGTTCTTACTGCTCGTTTTGGCGATGGATATGAACAAAGAGCGATTGATGGCATAAATAGCGTAGCTGAGACTTTCAACATATCCTTCGTCAATCGGCCATCCGCCGAAGCGGATGATATAGTAGGCTACTTCGAGTCTCTCGGTGGCGCAACCTCCTTTAATTATACAATTAGTGATACGAATGAGTCACCTCCCGAAAGAACGCTCAAAGTAGTATGCGAGACCTGGAATATGGTCTATACTCAGAACGACTGCCATACAGTTACAGCAACCTTTAGAAGAGTTTACGAAGCATGACAGATTTAATAGATGTAGTTCAACTTCATGAGATAGGTGGAATACTATACTTCTATGAAATTGAACTCTCAGGAGGAACCATATATCTGCACCCAGGAGTCGACGAGACTCTTGCAGATCTTGTGTTTGATGGAAATACTTACTCAGCATTTCCAATTGAAGTTACTGGCCTTGAGATAAATGCTGACGGAGCTATCAACCGCCCCGAGATGACTGTAGCGAATGTACTTTCTACTTGGTCAGATTCTCTTGGCGGGCTTCAAAACAAAGACCTTATTGGTACAAAAGTTACTGTTCGTAGCACTCTTGAGCAGCATCTCTCTACAAGCCCAACTGTCGAGTTTCCCAAAAAGATTTACTATATAGACAGAATCTCAGCAGAAACCGCTGTCTCCGTATCTTTTGAACTCGCTGCACCCTTTGATGTTACAGGTATCACAATTCCAGGTAGAACTGTAGTTGGAAAATACTGCTCTTGGGTATATCAGGGATACGATAGGTCAGATGTCGGTGGATGTACCTGGAGAGTAAACAGCCAGATTAATATAGACGGTACCGATTATAAAGCATATTTTACAGATGGGGATGTGCCAATTATTCCTTCTGGTGATACACTCACAATTCCTTACGAAACTTACACAGTATATTCCGCAGCTACAGCTTATGCTGTAGACGACTATGTAGAATATGATAACACTGTATGGAAGTGTGTACGCGCAGGAACAGGAAATACTCCAGACCCAGACTCTCGCTTTTGGGTTCGTGGAGATGTCTGCGGTAAGAAACTTTCTTCTTGTAAAGCAAGATTTCAGTTTCGACCAGACATAAATGGAAATGCCGATGTAGATGGCGGCGCACAAAGACATATGACAACCGAACCCTTGCCTTTTGGAGCATTCCCAGGCAGCAGGAAGTTTAGATGATCGAAGAGATACAGGAGCACTTTGACAAGTGGTATCCAAAAGAAGCGTGTGGCATAATTGGAATAGTAAAAGGAAAGAAAGAGTGGTTTCCTTGTGACAATCTTGCCGAAGACTACGAAGACTTCATACTTGACCCAAAGCAGTATAATGAAATTAGAAAAAGAGCTGACATATTCGCTATTGTTCATAACCATCCTGGCGGATCTTCTGATCCTAGTAGCAATGATATCAAACATTGTAACATACTAGGAATACCATACTGGATATTTTCTTATCCTGGTATGGACTTAAATATTGTGGAGCCTGAAGAGGTACTGAATCCTCTTATAGGCAGAGAGTATGAGTTCGGTGTCACAGACTGCCTAGAGGCAGCAAGAGATTACTACAAGCATTACTTTAATATAGATTTGAGAGAACGTGCCCCATATCTCGATGATTGGTGGGAAAAAGGGCACAATTATTTTACAGACGAGCATATAGCTGAGTGGGGCTTTAGAAAAGTAGAAGATGACCCACAGCCACAAGACTTACTAATTTTTACAATGGGAGCAGATGTTCCTAATCACTGCGGAGTTTTTATTGGTGATGATGTGATGTTTCATCATGCAGTAAATCGACTATCTTGCAGAGAAAGTTTATACCCTTTATGGATAAAGTACTTAACCGGAATTTACAGATATGAACCGTAAAATATTTTTAGACGGACACTTAGGCAAAGAGATTACTCCAGTACTGGACTTCTGTGGCGATAGCGTTGCAGAAGCGTTCCGTTGTATTCAGGCAAACTATCCTGATTTTAGAAAATATTTAATTGAAGCCCATGAACAAGATATAGGATTCTCTGTAGAGATACAGGGACGAATGCTTGAAGACCCTCGTGAATGTCTGTTGCCTTTTCGAGAAGGTGATATTATCATTACTCCTGTCATCGGAGGTTCAAAGTCTGGTGGGGCAAAGATTCTTACCGCAGTAGCAATTGCAGCTCTATTAGTAGTGTCTGCAGGAGGCTCGGGTGCATTAAACGCCTTTTTCTTCAACACTACGGCCGCTGGAGCCCAGACACTAAGTACCTATGGTCTAGTAGCCGCAGGTATTGCGACTAACTTAGCATTAACTGGTATTCAGCAGCTTATGGCCCCTGACCCCTCTGTGGACTCAGACCCAGAAGAAAGCTACCTTTTTAATGGTGGACAAAGAAACGTTTCCGAAGGTGACCCAGTACCTGTTCTTTACGGCGAACTTCGCGTACCTGGAATGCCTGTCTCTCTCAATATTGATCAAGACGATTATAAGTCTGGTTCTGACATAGCGGCTGTTAATGCTTGGGTAGATGCAGAGGGAAATATAACTGACGCAGCCGAAAACGAGGCATACGATGCAAATGTTCCGTCTAGTGATTCTTCGGGTGGGTTAGAGAATATTAATGATCCTGGACAGGGCGTCGATATTGACTCCGCTTCTGAATTTAATAATGTAAAATCAAATGCTCAGTATATTACAGCAGTCGACATTATTTCAGAGGGGCCAATTTACGGACTTGTAAACGGCACTTCGTCTGTATATTTTGATGATAAGCCATTAGCAGATGCTTCTGATAGTCCTGTGTATGCAAGTGCAACTTCAGCAGACTTTACTTTTAATGGAACCACTACAGTAACTTCAGCAAATGTTCCTTCCAATTTAGATTTTGGTGACTTCACAGAAAAAAGATACCTTACAGCGGTAGGCGGCGAAACAGGCACTACTAGCAGTGTAGCAATAACATCCGGCTGGCCAAATAAAAGCAGGCTTACAGTAAATACTGTAACATCTATATTTGATACTAGCTATACAATAGGATCGGGAGACTCTGTAGCAGGTAGAGGAGAATCTTACACAATAGTAAGTCTTATTGATTCTGAAGGACAGGTCGTAGCTTCCGGACCTATTGAATCTAGAACGAGCGCTTCCTCTGTTAGAATAGCTACAGAAGGATTTATAAATAGAATAACCGATTTTACTGCGACCTATTCTGTAAGAGTTGATGTTGCTCATGAAGTTGCAAGTTATTCAACCGGAACATTTACACTCGCTTCTGCTTCCACTCTCACAGGTACTTTTAAAGGAAATATTTCTGGAAACTCTATAGATTCTGGTACTACTGCTACAAGCAAGTATAAAAATACAACTCCTCAATTTCGAACAGGAACTTTGGGACAAGCCCCAATTATTTCAAAAGATAGTTCCCTTTCCAGTGCTGCTGCTGTAACTACTTCTGTTAGTAATGCAATTGTAGGGCCAGGTGACACAGGAACTCAAGTATATGAATATGCTGGAAGCGATTTTTACTCTGGAGGAACTGTTGATAAGTATACTCAGACAGACTTAGTAAAAATTCTTTTTAATTATCCTGCACTTTATAATAGATCTGATAAAGGAGCGACTCTACCTGGACAAGCTTTTTACAAGATAGAGGTTGCACTTGCTACTGATGCGGCAGGTTCTTCTTTCGGAGCATATCAGCCCTATAATTTGGAGGTTTTTCACGGAGGAACACACACTTCTCCAATTAGCTTTTTAGAGACTATAGACCTTAATAAATTTGGTACGTTTACAAACTTTAAGATTCGTGTTACAAGAGAATCAAATATTGATGCAGCAGCAAACTATGGCACGAACGGCCCCAATGTAGACGGCTATGAAGGAACCAGTGCTGCAACAATTACTCAACTTACAGCAGTGATTTCAGAGCCACTTACTTGGCCTTACACAGCATACGCACACACACGATTTTCTACAAGAGATTTCTCGAATAATCCAAAAAGAACTTATCTCTGCCGAGGCATGAAGGTACTTGTTCCAGATACTTACACAACTCGAGAAAAGTCCTCCACAGGAGTCGCATCATACTCAGGAACATGGTCGGGTGCTTTCAAATCCGAGAAAGAATATACAAATAATCCAGCGTGGGTTTTCTACGACATGGTGGTTAATAATCGCTACGGTCTAGGAAATTGGATTCAAGAGACTGATATTGATAAGTTCGCTCTGTATCGAATTGCAAAATACTGCGATGAATTAGTGCCTGACGGCAATGGAGGTCAAGAGCCTCGATTTACTTCAAATGTATATTTGACTAAGGCTACCGATGCTTACAAAGTTCTCAAAGATCTGGCGACGATTTTTAGAGGTATGCTCTATTGGCTTGATGGACAGATTTACGCTGTTTCCGACAGAGCGGGAGACCCGATATACAATTTTTCTAAAGGAAATGTTATTGATGGTACTTTCGCCTATGAAGGCACAGGGAATAGAACTCGGTCAAACCAAGTTATTGTAACATGGAACAATCCATCCTCCGACTATCGGCAGGAAGCTCTGATAGTTGAAGACCGCGAAAATATCATTAAGACTTCAAAAATCATTTCGGAAAATGCTGTAGCTTTCGGTGCAACTTCTGAGGGCCAAGCGCTTCGATATGGTCGATGGAAGCTGTGGACTGCTATAAATCAAACTGAGATTGTATCATTTAAGACTGCGATAAATGCAGCTTTTCTTATGCCTGGAGATATTATACAGGTACAGGATGCAGATAGACATCCTGGCGATGTTCGTTACAGCGGAAGAATATCTTCTACAGGAACTCTTAGCACGACTCAAGTACCTCTGGATAGTTCTGTGGAGCTGAATGTTGGCTCTACTTATGAACTCAATGTACTGATTACTTCTCCAGGCGCATTTCTTAACCAAGATACTGCAACTATTAGCAGCGCCGTGTATACCAGAGGAGATTTAATACCTGGAATTACTACTGAAAGTGCTGCAAGTAATCTTACTGATGATAGCGGTGATGACGTGCAGGTTACTTGGAGCGAGTATACGCGAGTTGAAAGTCAACCAGTATCTACTGGCGCAGGAACTGTAAATGCACTTACTGTAAGTTCTCCTTTTACTGCGGCTCCGCAGGCACAGAACGTGTGGGCACTACGAGAGACTAATAGTGAGGGTCTTCCAGTTCTCGGCTCTGCAAAGTCTTATAAGATTCTGTCAATTACAGAAGATTCAAAGAATGAATACTCTATTACAGCTGTAGAACACTATAATGAAAAATTTGACAGTATTGATGATGATTTTGTTCTTAGTGTAACTGACCCAGTAAATCCTCCGCTTGGTATAGATGACAGTATTCCACCGCCAAAGAATCTCAAGATGATACTTGAGAATCTCGATAATGGAACAGTCGCCAACGATGGAACACTTAGTTGGGATGCCCCTGATTATGGTTTTATCGGCGGATATCGTATAACTCATACTTTTGGGCCCAAATTTCAACCTTTCTATCTTGTATCCAGAGATACCACGACAGTTACAGGATTTAACTTACCTCTTGGAACTTATACTGTATCTGTACAGACAGTTGCAACTAACGGAAATCGGTCAAGAGCTGCATCTGTTACTTTTGGTGTAGGAGTCGAAAAAGAAACAGTAGTTTCTCGACTTTTCGGCGTGCCTATAGGAGCCACTTCTAGTCAAGATATTGATATTGAAGGAACCGATTTACAATTTGAGGCCAATACATATGTCTTCACGACGAAAGGAAACCCCGCTAAACAATACGAGTTCACCTCAGGAGCTTCTGACACGTATATTCAGGATGTTTCTGGTGTACCCTCTCAAGACTTTTCTGCGATGGGGTCCGACGTTGAACGAAGAAACAATTCTCATTTTATTTACTTCGATGCTAGTAATACATCTGACCCTCTTCGGCTGGTAAAATATTATAATGATACCACAAACAATATTTGGTATTTATATGATACAGGAACGGGAGGCGGCGCACCGAGTACTTACTGGAGTGCAGGATCTGGAACTATATCAGTTCCTGCGAGTTCGAGTACTATAACTGGTTCTGGTACTTCTTTTACTACAGATTTTGCAGTAGGCGGCTATATAAAAGCAGGCTCTACTGTTGCAACTGTTACACAAATTAATAGTGATACTGAGCTACTCGTAAATCTAATTAATAGCGATACAGCTATATCGGGAGCTGCTTACGAAAAACCTCAGTTTAATGTTGATATAAATAACGACTGTATATTTGGGTATGTACGAAATGACTCTTCAATTAGTCCTTCTTTGCGCTTCTATCCAATGGAACTTACTATTAAGCCAGAGGAATTAGCAACAAGAACAGTTCGACTCGAGTCAGATGATTACTCAGTAGTATATGATACGAGCACCTCTCCAGATACTATCTATATTAGTAATGGAACAAGTCCTCCTACTATTACTATTACTGCAACTCAAACTGGTTTTACAAACCCTGTCTATAGATTTAAAGTTAATGGAGCTGAGTTTCCTGCCGGCTCTCCAGAATGGGTAACGGATAATTTTATTTCAGGCCCAGTACCTGCAACTCTTGCAGATTGGAATACTGGATTTTTTGGAAGCAACCCTGTAGTAGTTTCAGTAGAAGTAGCAGAAGATACGCCTATAAAGGAAGTGAAAGCAACAGACTCCGTATCTATCTTCGCAGTAGCAGATGGAGTTGACGGTAACGATGGCATAGATGGCTACACAGTAATTAACACAAACTCTGCTCATGTATTTCCAGCACAGACGGACGGCACAGTTACAAGCTATACTGGCTCAGGAACTACTTTCGAAGTATTTAAGGGAGCTGTAGAACTAGAGGGTATTACTACGGGAACTCCTACTGCGGGAGAGTATAAAATAACTGCATCAGCTACAAATATAGCTGCATCTTCTACAAATGGAACAGCAGTTTCTCCTGGCGGCGCCATAACTTTTTCTGATCACTCTGGAATGACTGGTGATACTGCTGAAATCACTTACACTTTTGATATAGAGGGCACATCTAGTGGTACTCAAAAACAAACATTTACAGTAGGAAAACAAGGAGTAGCTGGAACGAGCGGTAAGGTTGTTCGACTTGAAGCAGATGATTATTCAGTAGTATACGATACGAGTACCTCTCCAGATACTGTATACATTAGTAATGGAACAAGTCCGCCCACTATTACTGCCACTGCTACTCCCTCTGGATTTACGAATCCAATATATAGGTTCAAAATTAATGGAGCCGCAGGCTCTCCAGAGTGGATAACGGATAATTTTATTTCAGGACAAGTTCCTGCAACTCTTGCAGATTGGAATGCTGGATTTTTCGGAAGTAATCCTGTAGTAGTTTCAGTAGAAGTAGCAGAAAATACTTCTCCGGAAGTTGTAGAGGCTTCAGATTCAGTTTCTATTTTTGCAGTAGCAGAAGGCGTAGATGGCGCTGATGGTATTGATGGCTATACTGTTGTACTTACAAATGCAGCACATTCTTTTACTTCGGATGCCGCTGGGAATGTCTCCAGTTATCTAGGCTCTGGAACGGACATAGAAGTATTTAAAGGAGCAACAGAGCTTAATAGTGTAACAGGCACTCCAACAGCCGGAGAATTTTCTGTAAGTGTAAGCGCTTCAAATATTACTGCAGGCACTACCAATGTAACCGCAAATAAATTTACTATTGGCGATCATAGTAATATGAGTGCGGGCTCAGATACAGCAAATATTGTCTATACTTTGAATATAGAAAATCTTGTAACAGGAGATCAAAAACAAACATTTAGTAAATCTAAACAAGGAACTTCCGGGGAAACTTTTTTCCAAACTTCTCCACCTAGCGGCCAAGGAGAAGTAGAAGGCGATATATGGTTTGACTCAGACGATGGATTTAAAATATACCGTTATCAAGGCTCCCCCTTAGCCTGGGTAAATATACAAGACCAAGATATTGGCCAAGCCCTGCTAGATGCTGCAGAAGCTTTGGGAACTATGCAAATTTTTGTACAAACTACCCAACCATCTACATCTGGCAGAATTACTGGAGATATATGGATAGATATTTCAGGCTCTCCAGCTCCCCCAGCTGTTCCTTATACTTATTCTATGCTTTATAGATGGGATGGAAGTTCTTGGGTAGCAGCAGCAGCAGACTTAATTGGCAGAGCACATATTGACGCTCTTAATGCCATTGACGCTGCTGATGCTGCTCAAACAACAGCAGATGGTAAAATAGTTTCTTTTGTTCAGGCAACTGCCCCTACTGCTGATGGCGTTGGAGATTTCTGGCTCGATACAGATGATAATAATAAATTATACAGATGGAGCGGTTCTGCTTGGGTAGAGTATGAACAAGCAGGTAATTTAGCTAATGCTGTTGGAGACTTGGATGATATAGCAGATGGTTCGACTTTCTTTAAAGCTGACGCAAATGAGCTTACAGGAGCCAGTAGAGCCTTTAACGCTTTAGACTCAAGCAGTGATTATAAAAGGACTATACAGACAAGTACTATAGCTGTGGCTGGAGCCAATCCTACATCGGGAGTAGTTATAGATAATGCAGGATTACGAGGATATTCCGGAGGTACTTTAGGATTTAATATTAATACTTCTGGAACCGTTTTCTTTGGCGGAGATATTGATACTGATGGCCAGCTAAAATCAACAGGAGTTGTTTCTTCTGTATCCGCATCACAAGACGCTTGTATACTCGGAGAATCAACAACAAGCGGCAGACAGGGAATCCTAGGAACAAATTCTACTGTAAGTTCAGGAGTTGTTGGATTTAACAGTAGAGGAACAGTATCAACATCAGGTAACGCGGGCGTAAATGGAACTTCGGAAAATGGAGTTGGAGTATATGCACAAACACTTAATTCAGGAAGTTACGCACTATATCTACGTAATAGTGCTGGTGGCGATGCAGTCTTTTTTAATGGAAGCTCTCCCGGAGTCGTTGGCGATGTAAATTTTAAAGATGATGTAGATATAGATCTTACCCTTAATGTAGATGGAGCAACAACCCTTAAGTCAGGACTAGCAGTCACTGGCGATATAACTGCGACAGGAGATATTACAGCATTTTTTACCTCAGATAAAAGATATAAAGACAATGTCACTCCTATCTCTAACTCACTTGAAAAAGTAACTCAACTAGGAGGATATGAGTTTGATTGGAATCACGTATCTCCCTATGAAGGAATGCACGACATCGGTGTAATCGCACAAGAAGTATTGAAAGTCGCTCCGGAAGCTGTAGCAAGACGAGAGAATGATATGCTTGCAGTTCGCTACGAAAAACTTGTTCCATTATTAATTGAAGCGATAAAAGAGCTAAAAGAAGAAGTAGAGGAATTAAAGCGTGGCTCTGCCAACGACTAATTTGTCAATGAGTGCCATCCAAACTGAGTTTGGAGGTAGCAACCCTATATCCTTGAGTGAATACTATAAGGGAGGGGCTAATGTGTCCGCAGGAGCCACAGACCCGAATACCATTCCCACTTCAGGCACAATCACTATAGGAGACTTTAGAGGTGCTTCTCAAGCATTACCTACTGTTACAATAAGTGCAGTAAGAAGCACAACCTCTGTAAATGAAGGAAGCGCATTTACATTTAGTGCGAGTGCCTCTACCGCTATAACAGGTACTGTTGATTTCACTCTTACAGGTTCTGCTACAGATGGATCTGATTATAACACAAGTGGAGCCTCTACAGGCACCACAGGTTCTTTTACTTTTAGTAATAGCACTACATCGAATACTTTGACAGTAACTACTGTTGCTGATTCTACTACTGAAGGCTCAGAAAATGTAATATGTACAATTAGTAACCCAAATGTTTCTGGATACACAGAAAGCATAGGAACAGCTTCCAGAACTGTTACAATTAATGATACATCTACAACGCCCACTCCAACTTATGCCTTTAGCGCGGGCTCTTACACTGTATTAGAAGGGTCTTCTGAGTCTATAACAGTAAATACTACAAATGTCTCAAATGGTACAACATTATACTGGAGTCTTGCGAGTGACCCAGGTAATGATATAGTTACGGATAGTGGGTCTTTTACTATAAGCAGCAACTCAGGAAGTTTTACTGTTAGTGCTGCATCCGATTCAAACAATGAATCTACAGAAACTTTGACTCTTCAGCTTAGAACAGGGAGCACTTCTGGCACTATACGAGATACGGCTGATCTCAATATACAGAATGTCGCCAATATAAACTTAACTCCAGCCACAGATACATTGCCTATTGTTGATGAAGATGGTACAGTCTCCGCTGCTGGAGGTATTCAATTAGAAGGAACTTCTAGTGCCGATACTTATAATATAGGCACAATTATTGATGGAGTCCAATCCCAAGAGCATTCAAATGTTTGGATTACTGGAGGTGACCCTGCAGATTATGAGGCTAGAGTCACAGTAACTTCAGGAACTGTTAATTCTAATGTAAGTTTTACTAATAATGGCACAGGCACCAGTGTAGGTAGCTGGATTACTCTTAGTGGTACTAATTATCTTTGGATTTGGCAGACCACATCAGAGCTTAGTAACACATTTACAATCACTTTAGAAATAAGAGATTCCGCTACACAAACAGTACAAGATTCGGCTACAGTAGAACTTAACTTCGAAACAGTTTTTGTTCCAGCATAGGATAAAAAATGGTAAATTATTTTAAAGATCCAACACCCACTCCTGCTCCCGCAGGAGAACCTACAAAACATTTTATTTTAACAGGAAGTGACATTAATCTTCCTATTTGTGGCCTAACAAATGCTGATGCTGTAATTATTATGACTCCTCTTCAGGTTACTTGTGTTGAATGTCTTCAAATGATAGATGACTTGGCAAGAGCCAGTAATTTTACACAAGCTACTGAAATAGTATCTAATATATCAAATAGACCTGGCAATATAATAGGTGATCAAGAAGAAACTTTTTATAAGAATATGACTAATTTTAGTTTTGTTACTGAATTAGGTGACCCGGAAGAAGAGTATTTAACTAAAATAGCAAATATAAGAGATAATTTATAGGAGATAAAAATGCACGAAATTCAAGAACTTTTACAGCAAGATCCAAACTCACTCACATCTCAAATCAAAGCTGCAAGACCAGATAAACATATTATATTTTCTGGATTTTTTGATACAGAAGCGGTAACTATACCTCTTTGCGGAGATATTAGTAATCCTTTAGCTACTAGAAAAATTTCCCGAGTGACTTGCAAAAATTGCTTGCTTAGATTAAAAGAAATTTCTACTATGGAAACACATCAAGAAGCTTTAAATTATATAGCAACTTTTGCCCCTGTTTTTCAAGATCCTGATTTATCTGTAATCGACGATAAAATAGGAAGAGAGCCCACTCTTGCTGCAAAAGAAGCAATGGAAAAGAGATTTATTCTACAAAATTATAGATTAGAAGTTGCTGCTGATGCTCCAAAGGCAATGATAGGGCCAAGCAAAAATGCTTACTATTATAACATGGTAGAGTTTGAGATATTTAATACGGACGGAACAAAAAATCAAGAAACCTTAGACATGATTCAAGCTCAAATAGACTCTCTTGATAGTCCATAGTGGTATACCTCATAAAAAATAATTCTTGACAATTACGTTAGGGGTTGCTATAATTCTCATAATATTGAAAAAACCCTTAGGGGAGTTAGTTACCGGAAAAATCAATAATGTCGTTTACAGCACGAGACCTACAACCATTGGTACGGGGAGATGACTGGAATATAAAGTTAACCCTTACCAGTGAAAATTCCCCTGTGGACATAACTGGCTACAGTTATATCTTTACGCTGAAAGAAAACATTGACGATATTGATGCAGACGCTGCATTACAGATTACTATAAATGCTTCTGCTCCGGATGATGCCCTCGGTATTATCTATATTACCGCAACAAACGCACAAACAAATAATCTTGTAGCTAATAAGAATTACCATTACGACATACAACAAACCGATACAGGAGGAAATGTCCAGACGCTGCTAATTGGTAAGGTCAAAGTCGTAAAAGACGTTACTAGAACTACTTAAAAACTTTTCCTAGGCGAACCCGCCAAAGAGCTTTTTAGCTTCAAAAAGGAATGCCCCATGTCACGAATAAGTGATCCTGATTTTCTGACGAGATCTAGCGCACCTAGTACAGGTTCTCCGAATGGAAATGTATACTTTGATCTAAACAATTTAACGATCGAGCTAATTTCAGACTCAGATGAGTCTACTTTTTCCCCAAATCCTCTGCTAAATGCAGGAGGTGACGCAGGTGGCGTTGATTTGCAAGCACTGTATTCTTTTATTAAGGATATGTGGAAATCTGAAACTGATTTACCTAAATACCCTTTCCCAATGGAAGCAATTACAGCGGAGCAATTTGAATTTCGTAATGGTTGGAGACTTACAAATTCGACAGATTCTGGTCTTGTAGACTCTATTCCTTATATTCGTAATGGTGGATGGGCAGAAAGAGACTCAGCAGGTGTTATTCAGTTCGAATATGCTGGTATTATTACTCTCGGTAATATCGAATCTAACCACAGAGTTTACTACGCTTTTGACGATGATACAACAAAAACTGACTTTGACTATGACGGTCGGGTTAATCAGCCTATTCTTGTATTTACAAATGGGGGTACTGACGAAAGAAGTAAAGTACTCACTGTTTATATTCGTTCAGCTCCAGAAGGTACTACAGGTAACGTAACTGGCTTTACTTATGACCAGGCTACTACAACCGATATTGGTGTATCCACAATTGCTACTCAGGTGTATCGATTCCCACTTGCAGAAGGCGTAGACTCAAATATTGCTCTGCTTGATTCAGAGATTACGGGATCTCCCCATGATGCCGTATTTGATAATATTAGAATCGAATACTATGCTTCTCCAGGAGAAACTATTTCCGATACTGGTACTTCTTTTACTGTTGGGGTCGTAATTGATGCAAGATTTAGTGATTCAGGAGATTTTGCTACACTTGCTCAAATTTATCAATATGTACAGCTACAGTTACGTTCTACTGGCGATATTAATACTTCCCCAGGTGATGAAACTAGCACTCACTTTGGCGTACTTGCGGACCCGCTCTTAGAATTTGTGGGGGCTACTCTGAAAACTCTTCGTCAGTCAGATAACGATGGCGTATTTATTGAGGGAGTTGGTAATGATTTCCGAAACGACGTAGAATTTGTTGACGATAGCGGAACTGCTCAGACTTATCCGTTTACAGTGTCTGTTACATTGAACTTCAATCAAAATATGATTGATGATGCAAATGCAAAATATTACCTCTTTTATACAAATATTACCGAGGTATCTCCAGACGCAACTTTTGGTACCGCAACAGCAGTTCTTGTAACAGAAAGCGATGCGGTAGTATCTCCAGACCCAGAAGTATCTGGATTTTTGCATAATGAAACTCCTACAGGACTTACTGGGCCTACTTCTGGTACTGGTGCAAGCGCTACTGCGGGTGGATTTGCTCTTAATGTTACAGCTACTAGCCCGGACTACGATGCTACAGGAAACGGAGAGTTGGAAGGAAAAGTACTCGTTATTACTTCCGGAGACAATGCAGGTAGATACTTCATAACTTCAAATACAGGAACTACTATTACTATTAATTCAGATGTTCCTTTTGATGCTACTGATGCTTCTATTAGTTATGAGATTAAGGATAAGAATACTGCCGGTACTTATAACTTCGTATATGATTATACTGCAAATGACGACGGGGGTCGCACTCCTGATGCAAATGCAGCAGTAACTCTTGTAGGTCTTGGCCTGCACTCAGCTCAGTATGCAACAGCTACTGGCTTGATAGAAAAACTCAATACTGCAAGTATTACAGTTTCAAATCCTTTGGAAAGAAACTACGCAGATCCTGTTGGTGTATAACTTTGATAGTGGGGCTCTTCGGGGCCCCGCTTCTACTTTTTAGGTTTAAGGATGAATAAAGAATTACAAGAAGCTATTAATTATTTTGACAAATTTGTAAATGCCGCTCTCACAACAGTAGACTCTGAAGAGTTCGGCTCGCTAGAAGTGGTGAAAAACTACAGCGTCATAAAGGGCGCACTGGCAGAGGTACTATCGGACAAGGACTAATAAATGGCAGGCGAGAAGAGATATACAAGAATACCACCAGAGAGCACTGGTGATCGTGTGTACATGATACACACTGCCGAGATTGAGTACAAGAATTTTAACTCGATTGTGGGCGGCAGCACTGACCATTCATGGCAGATTGGTCAGATGTACAATGTTGCAGGGTTTGGTGGTAACGGCATGATGCACGTTCACGGCGTATTTGATCGCGGTGACGGTACAGGCATCCTTGCGGTTCACTATAATAAAACAGCTAAGTTTGAAAATTTAGAGCCTGCCGCAGACGCTATCATTTCTTATGAAGGCCAAAGCATTGCTCAAGTCACCCTCGCCTATGACGTATACATACCTGCCAACAATATCATGGGTTACGACAATCCAGAATACGGTATGGATGTTGACATCACAGGTTCGGCAAACGTTCGATTTGCAGAAGGTCTCCCTCAGTTAGACGCATGGGGTAAATTGCGTACATCGGGTGCTACTCATATCGGTGACTATGTATTTGGTCAAAAAGACGTTCTCGATGATAACTTCTCTCCGTCAGAATTAAATGGTGGCTCTGTCGTTTACGATAACGACAGAAACTCAGTCACAGTCAAAGTGCCAGGAGCTACTGATCCCGACCATGTAGCAAATGAAGGATTTGCCTCTTGTTCATCTAACCTATACCACCACTATGTTGCGGGTAGTTCACATCTTTATATGGCCACTGCGCGATTAAATAACACAGGGGGTGCATCGGGTTGTGTAAGAAACTGGGGTTTGTTTGATGCTAGCAACGGTTTCATGTTCCGACTTGATCAAAACAACAATCTAAATGTTGTTATTCGAAGTTCCACTTCGGGCAGTAGAGTCGATACGGTAATCGCACAAAGTGATTGGAACGGTGATAAAGTCGACGGATCTGGTGATTCACAATCAACATTAGATTTATCAAAAGATAACATTTACTGGATTGATATTCAGTGGCACGGTGCAGGTCGAGTACGATTTGGTACATACATCGACGGTGCTCGTGTTGTGATGCATTCATATTTTCATGGCAATAACTACGAAGTTGCTATGTCACAGACTGCTTCATTGCCCACGTGTTGGAGTGTAAAAGCAGTTACTGGTCCAACTGATGATACGTCTATCGAAACATGGTCTGCATCGGTATGGACTGAGACAACATTAGATCTTAATGAGAAAGGTAAGTCATCGACCTATGCAACACAACACGCAACTGTAACCGCAAATATTTCAGACGATTGGCAATACCTCTTTTCTATCACTCCAAAAGTAGAACTACCTAACGGAGAAGTAAACCACACACTCTATATGCCAACCTCTGTATCTGCGTATGGTTTTGATGCTGGATTCGATGGTGGTACGGCTACTCCTGGGAAAGGTCTTGGTTTAGATGCAGTAATTGATCTCAAAGCAGAGATTAATTCTGTCGCTACTGGATTTGACTTTTCAGCAGTTCCCGGTACTTCCGTAGAGGTAGACTCTTCGGCTACATCTTATGAGAACGGCAAGATTCTACTTCAAGAAATGTTCGCTGGACGATACGAAACAGATACAACTGATACTTTTAATAACTGGCAATACGGTGCTGTTAAAAACTTTGCGGATGATGGCGGTACTATTGTCAATAACATTCAGTCCGTAACAAATGCTTCTCCCGCTGTAATTACAGTTGCATCGGGAGAAAGAGTTGAAGTGCGTGATCCGATTGCGGCAGGTGCAGCAGAATTTCCACTCAACATTGCAGAGTATGCATCAGACGTAGATGGAAACCAACAGTACGAAGTCTATGACGCACCCGCAGGTTGGGAATCGTTCGGCGGTACTTACTACTATGTGAAACCTGTTGCGGCAAACCAGTTCGAAGTCTATAGTGATTATGACAGAGCGACCGATACGTTCTCAAATCCAGTTGATACTACAAGTCTTCCAGCATGGCCTGGCGGTAACGCATACATCAAAGGATTCAGAGGTTCACGAATCATCTGGTCTTTCTATGCTAAGACAAGAACCGCTTTACACAATAATGTGAAACTGATGGTCACAGTAAACTGGAAAGAGATTATTCAGTAATGCCCTCTATACATTTCAATTATGGTAACTATGCTTTATGGGAACTTTACCATAAAGTTACTTTTGATGGATTGAATAAACATATATTAGTAAATTCTGATGTAACGGAATTAGATATAAAAGAAGATGTCTACTCTGCTTGGAAAGAATGGGTATCTTCTTTTAATGACAATGCAAAATGGGATCCAGCTATAAGAAGCACCGGCGGAGACCCAACAGTAGGCTCAAGCTTTTCGGGTGATATATACTTTCTTATAAATGACTGGAAATTGCTTATAGATTTTACAAAAGTAAGAGTAACTGGAGTTCTTTTCTCAGATGATTTTGATACTGCTTATTATGCTTACGATCTTACTCCTCAATATGCGGTAGAAGTAAGCTCAATCGTAAACACAGTTTCAGAAGGTGTTTCGGCTTCCGCAGTTACTCCTATACTATTAGAACTGCAAAATAGAATTGGGGAAATGTGGCAAGTTGATGGACTTGACTCCTCAAATAACGTAACGATTACAGATGAGTCAATCACTGTAGGAAATATTACTGTAACAATCGGTCAACCAAACAGGGATACTACAACACTTAGCAGATCATGAGTTTAGCATCAAGACTTTCCATAGCCACAAACGGATTCAGGGGTGGAAACAGTATTTTTGTTGATTCTGCGCTGAAGCTCTCTTTAGAGTATGAAGAAATAGAAGTGGACGTAGAGACTGTACAAGCTATAGGAGCTGATTTCGGCCCAGTAAAAGTAGATATTGAAATTGAGGGTTGTTACTAATGGTTGCTAAGGTTTTTACATTTCCAGAACAAATTAGAGGTGACTCTTGGGACATTACAGTAACAATTGTAGACTCCTCTAATAATGCGATTGACATTAGTGGAAATGAGTACATATTTACACTGAAGAGCGATATTGATACCTCAGATGTAGATGCCGACCTTCAATATGGCCCAGTGTCTCCAGGCTCTCCAGATGGATCAAACGGAATACTCAATTTTGTAATACCTGGAAATTTTACTAAAGACTTAGAAGGAAAAACTTATAAGTATGACTTGCAGGAAGTAACTTCGGCAAATAAAGTCTCAACAATACTTATAGGCAGCTTACGAGTTCGCAAAGATGTAACTATAACAGCTACGTATTCGGGAGTAACAGATGAAAGTTTTAGCTCTGCTGGGCTTGGGATCTATTCTGGCTCTACTACTACTACCTCTCCTACTGAATTATATTTAGGTGGAACTTCTGGAAGTACACTCAATATATCAGAAAATAGTGTGTTGTCTTTTACAGCTTTGGTAGTAGGAAAGGATATAGTAACAAATGAATCGTGCGCATTTGAATTCACGGGAGCTATAGAGCGAGACACAGGAAACACTACAGCAATAATTGGAACCGTAGGAAAAACAATACTCGGTCTAGAAAATGCGGCTTTCGATGCTAGTGTATTAGCTGGCACAAATAAATTGCAAATTAATGTAACTGCGGCATCTGCTAACGAAACAAGATGGTCTGCAAGAGTAAATTACACGGAGGTTAGTTTCTAATGGCTATAGAATTAGACTATCAGAATCAAAAGATCACCGTAAATGGTACAGATATAATTGATATAAACGGAGTAATTCCAGCAAATGTTTCCATAGCACCAGTAGGAGCAATTACTACAGATACTCTTGAAGATGCTTTGGCACAATTAGCGGATCAAATTTTTTATAGTGAAACAATACCTGCGAGCGACTATCTAAGAGAAGGTGCTCTTTGGTATAAGAACAGTACTTTGACTTTAGCTGTATATAGACAAGTGTCTCTCGGAGTTTTCGAATGGACACCTATCTCCACGGGTACTGATAATTCAGACTCACTCGATGGAGGAGCCTTTTAAGGGGAAATAAATTATGGTACAGAAAATTAAGATAAAACGAAGTGATACTACCTCAGCTCCCTCTTCATTAGAAGAAGGGGAACTGGCGTATTCTTCGGCATCTGGTAGTAACAAGCTATACATAGGAAATCCTGGAAGTGGGTCTCCTGCGTCTGTTACTGTAATCGGCGGTAAAGCCTATGTAGATTTGCTAGACCATACCCCAGGCACTTTGACTGCGAGTAGCGCTGTTCTTGTAGATGCTTCTGGTAAAATTGATGTATTCGATGTTGATAATGTAAATATTAACGGCAATACTGTAAGCTCTAGCGATACAAATGGAAACTTGAATCTTACTCCGAACGGGGCAGGTAATCTTGTACTTGATGGAGTAAACTGGCCTCAAGCTGACGGAGGCACTGGTCAGGTACTCAGTACGAATGGGGCGGGGCAGACTTCTTGGATTACTCCAGCATCTCAATCTTTTAATATTAGTGACGGTACTACTTCTCCAGAAGATGAGTTTACTCTTGGTAATACACTTAGTTTTCTTGGAACTGCGAATGAAATAGTAACCACAATCAGTAATGATACTATTACTTTCGCCCTACCAAACGATGTAACTATAGGTAATGATCTCACAGTTACAGGAGATTTGGTAGTAAACGGTACAACCACTACAGTAAACTCGACTACAGTGAGTATTGATGACCCGATTTTTACTCTCGGTTCTGTATCTCCAGTAGTAGACGATAACAAAGATAGAGGTATAGAGTTTAATTGGAACAATGGTTCGGCAGTAGTTGGATTTTTCGGGCATGACGATAGTACAGGTAAGTTTATCTATATTCCCGATGCAACAAATACTTCGGAAGTATTTAGCGGAACTACCGGTGTTATTCAAGCAGACTTTGAAGTTGTAAATACTTTTACTTTCGACAGTGTTGGACTTACAGCAGTAACTACAAGTGCTGAAGCTTTTGCAGATAACGATACTTCTCTCATGACTTCGGCAGCAATTGATGATCGAATTCTGAGTTATGGTTATGGCGTGGGCGATATCACCTCTGTGCAAATTACTAGCACAGATTCAAGCATAAGCGGTACTGGTACAGGCTCTACTGGAGCAATCTCGTTCGACCTTCAGGTAGCTACAGTGGACGGAGGTACTTTCTAATGTCCACTACCTGTGTAACGGTAGTAAAAGATACAGTAAATGTAACAGTAAAACCACAAATAAGTATAAAAGTTGTTAAAAAATAATGTCTAAAATACAATTTAAGAGAGGCTTAGAAGCTGACCGTTTAAATCAATCTCCTGCATTTGTTCCAGATGCGGGAGAACCTATATGGGTTACTGATAAAAATACACTATATATTGGGGACGGCAGTACCGAGGGAGGTGTTCCTGTCTCAAAAGGTCTCGATGTTTTATA